TCTTCCGTCTGCATTTATAGTAAACAGTTTTTGTTCACAATCTCTACAGAATGTGCTAGCACGAGTAACACCTTCTTCAAACTTCAAATATACACTTTCGAGTGTAGAATTATATATTCTATCACGCAGTCCTCTTGCTTGTGTTTCCTTATGTAATAACATATACCAGTCTTGTATTTCTATATTAGTAGGAAATATCTTAGGGTTACGCACAGCATTGCCATCTGAAGTTAAACGTTCAAAGTCTACTTCTTGTATTCCTAAGTCGATTAGATATTCAATAACATCTGCTGGATTTTCTTGTATCATGTCTTTACTTAAACTAACAAAGCATTTGATTTCTACACCGTCTGCTGTTAGTTGACGTACATTATCTTCCCATAGCTGTTGCTGCTTAGGATTAGCCCACCGTATAAACGGATCATAACTTGTACCTAAACGCTTGTGTAGTATACCGTATATTAAATCGAGCTTGTCTTCTGTAAGTTTATAAGTTAAGTTAGTGGTCATGCCGTAGTAAGCACGTTCTCCCCATACATCATATGTTAGCTTGTGGAATAACTTCATATCCTCTACAGGAGCAAGCATAGGCTCGCCGCCGTGAAACTCAAACGCTATTCCGCTATTAGGCATTTTAGCATACAGTCTATTAAAGAAGTCTGCTGTTGCTACAGGATCAAAGTAAATCTTACGTCCGTTTATGCCATTAGTAAAACAATGAGAGCAGTTTAGATTGCATGTTTCTGTTGTTTTAATGTAGGACATATATTGTGTGGCATTATGTACTGTCATTTAACCCCCAGGATAACATTATACTTTCGTCATTATTTAATGCACGATGCGGAGTTTCCTTAGGTACAAATAAACACTGGCCGCTGTGTGCAGTTATTTCTGTACCGTTTATTTCTAATGTCTTACTTCCGTGAGTTACTTGTAATACTAAATCTACAGGATCGGTATGGATATCGAATGATGGAGAATTAGGTTTTGCGTAGAAAACATGACAAGTACCATTACTAAAATTACAAAGTTCTTCAATTTTTTCCAATTTAATTGTTATATCATCATGTAGTAGAAGATTATCTACTACCCCAAGATACGAAATATAATCACTTTCGCTTATGTAATGTTGCAATCCTTTGCTGTCAATGTAGCTAGTCATTTCTTGCTGATATGCAAGATCACCTCGAATTATGTCATAAAACTCCGACATTGACATTTGGACTTTAGGTATCATATCAGCACCATACATCGAATGGCATACAAATTCGCATATCGTGTACACGCTCTACATGATGCCAAACAAAGCTAGGAAATATAAACAAGTCTCCAGCAGTTGGTTTAATAACTTCTGTATCAAAGATATGTTTTAAATTATCATTATATCCTCTATTAGCATTTCCTCTTGGATCATGCAGAATTAGCTCTCCGCCATTAGGGGGCGATGCTAGATATAATATGCCTGTAAACTGACTACCTAAATGGTTGTGTATATGGTGTGTCGCATCTTCTCTATATACATGCACCCACCAGTTAAACGAATACTTTTTTTGTAGTGGAAAGTCTTGTGCAAGATATTCCGAGATACAATTATCTATAAAAGTATGTGCAAACTTTAGTTCTTCGTATTCTTCAATATCACTACGTTCGTGATCACTAATACCGTCACTAAAGTTAAAAATAATATCATTAACAGTTTTTCCGAGAGCTTCTTGGTCAGACCACTTAAATTGTGCAACTGTACTAGGCCATAATTGTTTAAGTATCATCCGACTCTCCTATGTATTGCATAACATCAACCGCAGTCATGACTTTAGTTTTTATTATAGCATTGTTTAGAGTATTACGCAACCCCTGATGTAAAGGTTTTGGCCAAATTCCGAAATCAACCCAGCAGTACCCTGAATGTTCTTCATTAAGTATTGGGATAAATTCTTTGTTAACAAAGCATAGATACGTGTGGAAATTAAATTTCTCATCGTTAGATACAAATAGTTCTAATGGAATAACTTTATAAAAATCAGGAAGTGATCCAATTTCTTCAGTAATTTCTCTTTGCAAACCTTCCCACGGAGATTCTCCCTTGTCATTAGTGCCGCCAACTAAACCCCAATGTCCTTTATGTTTAACATGGGTGCGCTGTAATAGTAAGAATCGTTTGGTTTCAAGTGAGCATATGATAGCTCCGCTACAGATGATTTTTTCTCTCATACTGTATATATTTGTTTTAGAGTATTAGTTGCCAGTAACCTGGACGATACATGCCTTCCCAAGCTTTAACCCATTGACCGTCTTCCCATTTAAACTGTAACCCGCTATTTGGATTAATATTAGTTACATATACAGGGTCGCCTTCGTACTCACTTGCATCGAATATAATAGTCCACGAAGTGCCATTCCACTCAATGATATCATTAGCACTTGCTACTAAGTCGCTAGAGTCGACATTCTTCCAAAAGTCCGGACCGTCGACATTGTCTACGTCACCAATATCAGCTGTTAACAAGAATCTAATACCTGGAACAACATTTGGCGGAGATCTTGTTGGGTCAACTACTGCATTAATATTACCATCTGATCTTGTAGGACCAACTAGTGTAGTAGATGACGGAAGTGTATCTTCGTCCCAGTTTACTGAGAGCTTTTTATCATCTAGAGGATTAAGAGTAATGTAACCTACAATAGGAGCGTCTGACTCATTTCTACGTAAGAATATCTTAGATAATCCCGCACGATATTGATTAGGTGCTTTATCTAGCACAGCTTGCCAGGCGCCTTGCTTTCCAGATGCACTAGGCTTTTCAAGTTCTGGCGTTTGCGACACGCCTATTGGGCTTACTAATTCTAAATCGTTGCCAAGCGCAAGAAGATTCCATTCTTCTGCATCGCTAAACGCATTGCTTAGGCCGCCGCCTTGCTGGTCCCAGCCTGGGAACAGTATACTATCACCAGGAATATTAATCCCTGTTTCGATTGTTCCGCGACTTTCGTCACCGATACTCATAGCAATCTGTGTTACTACGCCTAGTTGTTTTACTTTAACAGGCGGACTTATGTATATTGGCGCAGTAAATGTTAATGTAAGAACATCAATTTCGCTTTCTGTACCTTGTGGAATACTTCTAGAACTCCAATTGATGTTTTCTAAATTTACAACACTCAAACTTGTCCAGTCTGCAAAGTTATCAGTTGTCTGTATTTCAAGACTTGGACGGAACAACATTAGAATTTGCTCTGTTATTTGTAGTTTTTGATCTGTGTTAGTTGACCAAATATCAGCGTTTACTGTTAGCGTATATGGACTTGGCATAAGACGCTCGACAGTATATGAGTTTCCTTCAGTATTCAAATAGCGTTGATTAACTTTGTCATATTCTCTTTCCCTAACATGCATTTTACTAACATAGCTAGAGTCACCAGTTCGTTGACGATCCATTTCTAGGCCAGTTACGTATAATCCTATACGAGGCGCACTTGGTACTTTGTTCTCTGAATTATCTCTTATAACGTTTGCAACTTGACGAGAAATATCACCGTACAATACTGGAACCATTGTAAGTTCGCCTTTGCCATCTTCGTAACTAAAGTTACTAAGCAATCGTAACATCTGGTTGAGATAGCGTCTAATTTGACCGTCATAAAAATGCTGCATTAGTTATCGCTCCTTGGACGTAGTGCTTCGGACAAGCTCTGACGTTGTTTAACTCTTTCGTTGTATACTGTTACTTCCCATAGTCCTTTTTCAATAATAGCCATTGGCAAGTTTAATTTAATTAATGATAGATTATTTTTAACATGTGTGTCGATTAACGTTGGATATGTAGCGGTATCAAGTTCCAGCATGTACGAGTTAAGTTTCAACAATACATACTTAGGAGTAGGAGTTATTACTTCGATATCAGTTAATACTTCTACTGCACCTTTTTGTAACGAAGCTATATCAGCTGCAAGCTTGTCAATGTATGTAAATTGTGTATTATTAACAAACGACAGTTGCTGTGTCTGTCTTGAATCACTGTTAGTAAGATCCATTCTAAGATTATCTCTCATTTTAATCCAACGTTCTCCGTCATATCTAAACAATCTATTAGGTAAAAAGTCTAGTCTTAAGAAATAATCACCTTCGGCTGTTTCCGACGGAAACGCAATGCCACTTCCAAATGGTGCACCGTCTGGAGCTTCTGTCGAACCAAGTAAATATCCGCTATAGCCATCTCTAGTAGGAGTATTTCTCAAAGCATCTACAGTAGCTACAGATGATGCATCAAGCGAGCTGTCGTCAATTGTAGATAAGTCACTGCTTCCGTTTTCATTAACTGCAAGTGTATATAAATTTGTAATATCATAACCTGATTTAGGAGCGTCTCGTTCTGCTTCTAATAGATTAGCATTATTGATTTGCATTTCTGCTTCATATGTTGATAACAAATCTCTAAGAGATCCTTCACTTTCATTATCAGCATCCATAGGCAAATCTAAAATATCTTTGTATTCTTGAGTATCCATCATCTGTTTTAATTTTAATCTATATAAATGCGGATACCAAGTATGACTAAACCCTTCAGCTGCTCGATTAACGTCTTCAATAACATAAAATCTTTTTAGTGCAACACTATAATCATTTGCGGCAAATTCATCTTTAAGATGTGGCAGTTCTATAACATCGCCTGCCATTGGCTTACGTCCTAAACTATCAACAGTACTGTTAATATGTACTGTTAAAAATACTGTATCGTTTTGTAAGAACAATCCAAACTGACTTAGATCAAAGTCAATATCTTGAACATTGTATATTCCTCTTAAAGAATAAATGTCTTGATCGTACTTTCTGTCTCTATTTTCTAAAAACAATAGGTCTTGGATCTGACGCTCGTCTTTTTCGGTGGTTCCGTCATTTGTACCAATATACTTGTGTACAATTACGTCTGTTCCACCGATTTGGAACATCTCGTATATCTGTCGGTCTAAAAACTTGTAATCAAGACCTTTTTCTGGTTTATATAAACTGAGTCTGGGCATAGTGTAAGTATTTATTAGATTCTCTCTCATAAGATAAATACTTTAAACAAATGCTAGGAATAGGAATACTATGACCCAAGAGATAATTAACACAGGTAGCAGTCCCGACTCAGGTGACGGAGATTCGCTACGTGTCGCACTTACAAAAACAAATTTAAACTTCACTGAACTTTATAGCAAGGTAGGAGAGTTTCCAGAGACATTAGGCTTACAAGGTCAAGTATTATTAATTGACATAAGCGGAAATGTTACATGGGGAAGTGCAGAATCAGCTAGTTCTGATGCTGCTACATTAGGCGGACTAGCACCTAGTTACTACTTAGACTATACTAACTTTGCAAACACTCCTAGCATTACAACTACCCTAGCAGGTTTAACTGATACGAGTGTAGCATCCCCAACAACAGGACAAGTTTTAACATATGACGGCGCAGTATGGGCAGCAGCCGATTCAAACGCATCACTAGCACTTAATGATCTATCAAATGTAAGTGTAGGAAGTCCGTCAAACGGACAAGCACTTGTGTGGAATGGTAGTGCATGGGTTGCAGGTGCAGTAGCAGCTGACTTGGCAACTTCTAGCATTAATGCACTTGCTGACGTAGACACAGCTACATCTGCACCTAGTAATAATCAAGCACTTGTATGGGACGGAACAAACTGGGTACCGGGTACAGTATCTACGTCTTCGACAATTGGCCAACTAACAGATGTCGACACAACTGGTGCAATTATTGGAAGTGTCCTAAAGTATAACGGCAGTGCGTGGACTGTAGGATCAGATGCAGGCGCAGGTGTAGGTATTTCTTTAACTGATCTAAGTGTAACTGTTGCAGCAGCAGGTACAGCAAATCTAGCATACAACAATACAAACGGACAATTTACATTTACTCCACCAGACTTATCTAGCTATGCTACTACTGCAAGTTTATCAGCAGTAGCAACATCAGGAGCATATGCAGATGTAACAGGAACACCTACTTTAGCAGCAGTTGCAACATCAGGCGCATATGCTGACATTACAGGCACACCAACAATTCCTACAGTAGTTAGTGACTTAACAAATGACTCTGGGTACTTAACAGCAGCAACAGTAAATGCAGCAGTAACACACCCTGCACAAGATTTTACTTGGGCATCAATTACAGGCACACCTACAACACTAGCAGGTTATGGAATTACAGATGCAACAGCAGTTAGTGAGTTAGCTGACTTAACTGATGTTAATTATTCAGGCACTCCTACAACAGGACATGTACTAAAGTGGGACGGGCTACAATGGGCACCAGGTCCGGATTTAACTTCCGATGGCGGCGTTGGCATTGCACTAACTGATATTAGTGCAACAGGTGACATTGACTTTAATCAAACAACTGGAGTTATTAGCTTTAATAACAATTCCGGTTACATTACTACTATTAGTGCGTTTGGAATTGATTCCTTAAACGATGTAGACACGACAACAACAACACCTAATAATGGCGAATCACTAGTATGGGACGGTACTAACTGGGCTCCTAATACTGTTGCGCCAGATGTATCAGCTACTAGTATTGATGCACTGTCAGACGTTAATACTACGTCTATTACACCAGTTAGCGGAAATGCACTTATATGGAACGGTAGTGCA